ATAGTTTTCTTTTTTCCCTCATGTGGTTGTGAGGTTTTTTCTATGCATAAAAACCCGAAAGCTCGGGTTCTCAATATGTTCCGCGATTTATGTGAGCTACGCTTGGTCTTAGGCTATGCTTTCCTAGGTATAAGAGTGTTCCGGGGCAGGTTTGATCAACTTGTCTTAAGCAACAGGAACACATCCTCGTATAATCACGTATCTAACGCGGAGCTTTGAGTTTACACCACCATTTGGGTGCCTTTGCGGGTTACTCGTGTGGTGGATGTGGGAATCTACCTTGACTGTCGTGTGTGACAGGCTTTCTTTGGGTGTGGGGTGGCCACGAAATACTCTGTTGTATGCATGCATGTATTCTTGTGTACATCGGGGGCTTCACATTTCTGGGGCTAGCTGTAGTCATTCACTAAGGATGGGTGGTGAACCGGCATGGAGGATTTCTGTATTGTTTGTTTGTTTGTTGTTTGTTTGTTTGTTTGTTTGTTTGCTTGTGTGGCTAGGATAATTTAATTTAATTCAGACATGGATAGTTCTTTAACGACTAATTGTAATAAGCTTATTTTAACTCAACCACATGATCACTTTCAATGCGCTTTCGACACCGTTTGCTTAGACGACTTGAGCTCTTTTGTGTTTAACACAACTGCGCCAAATACGCCGGTTGGGTCTGAGTCTACGGACTTTGACTTTGATGTCGAAATGTGCTCCTTTTGTGCTGGGCTGCTGTGCCCACACTGTGTCGACCTGATTTATGATGATGCAGAATATCGTGCTTTATTGCTACGACAATTCGAACATCGCTCTGATTGTTATTCATTTGTGATGAATATTGATATGCACGTGGCTGTCGGTGTGCCACTTCTTCCTTGGAAGGTTGTGGGCATTGCAGAGATTGAGAAGAGGTTGGTTGGCATCGAGGAGAACCCTGGACCGTGGGTCAAGAAATCGCAACATACCGAGCGATTTGCTAAGACTAAGAAGGCACAGTCCCGTGTTATTAAGAGATCGAATCAGGCAATTGCAACACAAGCCTCTATCTTAGATGGCATGGTCCAACTTGTAGCCAAGAAGGATGTGGAAAATGGAGTGTGGGATGATACCGTACCGAAGGCGGAACCTCAACCTAAGCCACAAACCAAGAATGAATGTGTTGATTTGTCAAAACCTTTAGACAAGATGCTTGCTGCGTTATTGGCGCCAAAAGAGTCCGTTTGTGAGATGCCGGAAACTATTAAATGTGCTGGTGTGATGAGCAAAGCAGCCTTGTTCCTAACCAATGTTGCACCATCCCTTAAGTGTGATGCCCTCAATGAGTATAAATTTGTGAGTGAGTTCGACGACCACCCGGAAGTTGAGTATCGTGGAGTTTCAGAAATGAGTATGAGTGCAATGAGGACAAAACCACGTTTGCAAACGTGGAGTGTGAACCCAGTGTTTGTTGAAGAGCTGGGACAAAGTTCAATTGGTTGGTTAGGAAAGCTCGTGCCCTCAGTTGTTAAAAATTTCCTGAGAACGCGATCTTATATGACGATTTCTGCGACATTATTTGGTGAGCTGTGTGCTACATGTCCAGATGATAAAGTCTTTGTATTCGATGACCTGCTTGCAAAAATGAAGTTCCGTCTCAATCGTATGAATATCCCAACGTATCCGATTAAGACGACTGTCGACCATACGTGCAGAGATATCTCTCCTCTGGATGAGATTTTCTTTGAGCACAATTCTTACATTCTTGATATCATAGATGATTATGGAATGTGCAAGCGGAGTACTGTTGTTGATGCGACGAATGTTGTTCGGGACACGATTCGTCTATTTCAAGTTTACAAACTCTCAAAGATGCCGCTGTCGCGTTTTTAAAGATCCCCCAAGACCGAATGCTCCATGATGTGTTATTTGGTTACCGAGTTGACGAACAAGTAGTCTTTATGAAAAAGTTGCCTAAATTAGGCAAAGGATGTAAAGTAAGTCTTAAGTATGTCAAATTCGGCCGCCGTCGCATTATGCAGCGGGCCTTGGGGGCATGGATTGTTGGTCAAGCGCCACCCATGCCAGATGTCGACCATTGGTTTACGATGATGTTCGGCGCGATATACCGATATGCGAGGGAAGTTCCAGCTGCTGATCTGGGACTAATTCGCCGTTGGGCAAAGTGGCAACGTGTCTTTTTACATAGGCATTGTCGTCCTCTTGAGAGAGTTATGTCATTTGATGAGTGGTTAGAGACGACCACTTATCCGGCTACAAGGAAAGCATCGTTGCGAGAATTGTATTTGAGGCTTGGTGGTTATGATGGGATACCCCTCGCATCACTATTACTCGCAGCTTTCCCAAGATGGTCTCGTGAGCTATCTAAAGCGATTAAACATTATGATCGCTTGTTTGACTTTTCGTCTGTTAGTGGATTTGGAAAAGTTGAATCCTATGTCAATGATGATTTCATCTTTAAGATGGCACGAGGCATTAATCCACGAGGGGATTTGTTCATGGTATTGTTCGGACCTTTGGTCAAGAGTGTCGAGCTTGCTATTTTCCATCCAGATGAATCGATCCCCAATCACATCAGCAAATATTTTATCAAAGCTATTCCAGTGTCCCAAAGGGGTCAGTACCTACACGATCGGTTGTATCGTGCCGGTGGCAATAATGCAAAAACTGATCATACTTCCTTTGAGGCACATATGGTCCCCGCAGTCTGGAACAACTCCGAGAGAGTGTTGTATGAGTTTATGTGGCGCGATTGTGTGCCAATTCTCTACCGGCGTCTATTTTACGCTGTCATGACTGGGGAAAATCGGATCAAGTATAAGAATGGTTTGGTGGTTACGGTCATGGGAAGACGGATGTCTGGCGACCCGAACACATCTTTAGGCAATGGATACATTAATTTAGTGTCTGGTTTGTTTAATGGTGTGATGAACGGCGCAGACCTGGATGATCTTGACTGTATTTGTGAAGGCGATGACGGTTGCTTTGTTTGGACTAAAGTAGGTCCGAGCGAAGACAACTTTAAGCGACTTGGATTTGAAGTTAAATTCGAGCTCGTCCCATCGCTGGCTGATGTTGGCTTCTGCCATATTTACTTCGATGAAACAGATCCATCGGTGGCTCTCACCGATGTGCGGAAGCAATTGCTGTCGTTTGGTTGGACGCACAGCAAGTTTTTACTCTCACAACAACCCCGTGTGTTAAAAGGCTTATTGCGTGCTAAGGCGATGAGTTTATTGTGCGAATTTCCACAATGTCCTGTCCTTTCGAAATTGGGCAGAAAGATATTATTACTCACGGGCGACACAACACCTGTCGTCGATGCGGATATACGTAACAGACAAGAGCGGATGGGATACAATATTAATGATGTATTTGAAAGCTCTATGATTAACGTTATCTCATCCAAGTCTAGACTGTTCGTTCAGAAACAATTTAATTTATCAGTTGAGTGGCAATTAGAGGTAGAGAAAGCCATCGATGCCATGGAGAGCTGGAACGAGCCGTTAAAAATTACAGTACCAGGGGAGACCTCCGTTTGGTCAATGTATTATGACTTATATTACAATTCTCGGTCCCTTTCAGACGTGGGGGGATAGGTGTAGGGTGTCTCATTTTAATGCACCAAAACACAGACGATGTGTGCTAAACAAATGCCAAGAGACTGCACGGTGCGCTTTGTAATGAGATGAACAGTCCCTGGTATCGTCCAGGTCTACCCCACAAAACGTTTATAAAATGTCGGAGACATATGAGATTATGTCATTAGCAAAACACGGTTACCGTGGTGGCTTCCGTTGGTACGGACGCTACGGTGGCCCTTTCTGGTCAGCTGGGAATATGGAATATGGATTTCCGGATTTTTCTGTTGAGCCAGTTGACGATCTGGATAGTCATTATCGAGATCATGACTTCAATTACACAATTGGAAATGAACGGGCGGGTGATGCGTTATTGTCACGTGAACTGTATAATCACGGAAAATACGCAGAATCTGCACTTTTTAAGCTGAAGTCGTTGGGCGCCAGCGCTGGTGATGCCTTCCTTGTCCCAGATTTTTCGAGTCCGGGCATGCATCATTCCCAACCAACGTTGGAACGTCAAAACACTTTGGCTAAGGATGGTTTGCTTGAGTTTACCAAGCCATCTGTCGAGTTCCAGATGATTGCCGAACAAATTCCAAGCCCACCACTGGTGGGTGTGGAGCCTAACCCAGGCCCGCCGCGACGGGCTATGGGAAAGAGATATTCGCAAGTATCTGAACCATATGCTACTAATATTATTACCAACAATCGTTTCACCCCAAGGCACTTAGAAAAAGGATCTGTGCGCCTTGGTGTTGTTGGCACCAATTTTTCAGGATCAACGGTGGTTAATGCCATCGCATTCTTGCAAGATTTGGCCCCTAGTGAAATAAATGGACGACTCTCCACCTTTTCGGAACTGTATCAGCGGTACAAGTTCCTTGGTGGTGTTGTGCGTTACGTACCTTTTAAGTCAGCTGCTACTGATGGTCAGCTGATCGTTTCCCGAGATTCTGATATTACACTGTACCCTTCCTCTTTGGTTACAGATGTGTTATTGGAATCACAGAAACAAGATTCGATGGAAGTGCCAGTGCGTGCTGCGTGGTCTATGCGACTTAAAGCAGATAGCCGAGTCCTCTTTTGTTATGAGGATCCCTCTGAGCCACGCACTACATCACCAGGTTTCATCACAGTAACACAAGCGAGCGTTCTCGCAGCCACCACTGATTTTGGTGCGCTTTACTTTGATTATGCATATGACTTCTTCATGCCTGCTTCACGCCCCGTTTCTGAGGCGTGGATCTACAAGGGAGGAACAAATATGCCTAATGATCCGACGGTGTCTGTTTTCGCACTGACGGAGTCAGGAACTGATGATGCTGCTGCGCCTGAACTAGTTATCCCTGCGGGTAACAATGCGTGGCAAAGCTATGTGAATACTAGTGATTCTCGTCGAATCCGTATACCAGCATACACCAATTTCATGATACACTTTTCAATGGATGGTACAGGCTTTGACCAGGCGCTGCCGACTGTAGCAACGTCAAATGTCACTGAAACCACTCATTCGTATGGTTATGGAACCACTACGTATAAGAACGGTCTGTATGCTGGATACACCCTCTCCAAACCCGGTACATGGCGTTTGCATGTAGGGACGGCGACCACATTCTTGCGCAAAAGCTTCACGTTTACTGTGTTCCCATGGAGCACGGTTATACCTGCTATGTATAGCTTGAATGATGAGTCTAAGCAATCTCTTAGTGTCATCCAAGAAGATGATGATGATGACACAGTCTACCAACCAGCTGAAGGACCTCCTTTGCCAGAGGTCGTCACAGGAGGTGGTAGCGCAACACAGGTTAGTGTTGTTAAATCCGCTTTGAAAGCTGTAAAGCGGTAGATGGTCAAGGGCCATTCCAGCGTTTAAAGTCCTGAAGCGGACAAGCTGGCAGTGCGGGC